CTCCGCCCTTACGAGCATGGTCAGCGGCGGCATGGCAGCTTCGATGCTCGCCCCGCTCATTCGCACGTGGGCGTCGAACAGCGCCATTGCCGCGCCGAACACTGATTTGCCCGGCATGCTCCGGCGCATCTACCGCTACAACAACGAAAACACCATCACCGTCCAGGCGCGCAATATCACCTACGGGGCCGTGAACGTCATCGGCGGGACCGGAGACGGCACGATCTACCGGCTCACGAAGGACGAAGAAGACTACGACATCGAAGCCTGTCACATGGAGGCGAAGACGTTCGAGTGCATCCGCGACCAGAATACCGGCGCCACCGAGCACCAGGAGGTGTTCCAGATCCGCGGGCATAGCCCGAGCCGGGATGCGATCGAGTACGACGCAGCGGGCAAGGGCTCGGGTCTCGAAACCGAGCTAGCGGCCGTGTCGTCCGAGCAGTCGAAGTTGCAGAACCCGTCATTCTCTACGCTGTCCGGCTCCGGGCTCGACAAGTTCACTTCGTGGACGATCGCGGGCACGGCCACCAACGTCGCGCAGGATACCGCGGTCTACTTCCGCGAGGCCGGCCCGGGTGACACGTCGCCGGCATCCCTTGACTTCCTCGACAACGAGAAGATCAGCCAGGCGCTGTCCGTCGGCAACTACAACATGGAGCGGAACGCGCCAGACCTCGTGCAGATCGCCTATCACAGAGAGAACAGCTGCGACGGGGCGCTGACGCTGCGGAACGGATCGAACTCGATCCAGCTCGCAGACATCACGACCAAGTTGAACAAGACGTGGTACACGAGGGCCCTCGCGCGTGACACGAATCTTTGGCCGGTCAACTGCGGCGAGGACCCGTTCAATCTCGAAATCGAACTCTCCGGTCGCACCACCGGGAACATTCTGGTGGACGATGTCGTGCGTACGCCCATGACGCCGATCGACGGCCTCTACTACTCCATCATCGGCGGCGCCACGCCATTCCTGCTGGAGAAGAAGTTCTCGTTCACTGACGTACTTGCGGCCGCCGACTCCATTCTTCAGTACTGGCTCTGGCGTGCGTTCGGCGCGTACCTTCCGCACACCACCGGTACGCCTACGATCGCGGACCCCTGACGTGTCGTTGTCCGCCGACTTCCTCGCGCGGTACTCGGCCCAACGGGTTTTGCACCTCACGAATCCCGACGATCCGAAGGCGACGACGAACAATGCAACTCGGCTAGCTCTTGCCGTCACGGATGCCGGAGCAGAGTTCCAGGCGCTCGTGGAAGCCGAGTACGACTCGGGGGACGCCCGCCATGCCCCGATCGGCGTTCGGCTCGTGGAACTCCACCTCATCGAGTATGGATCGGGCTCGGTCAAGGCAGCGGGTGCCCTACGCAGCAAGATCGAAGACCAGGCCGAGCGGCTCCGGGCCACATCCTCGAGGGCCTCGATCAGTCCGCTTACCAAGTCGGTCTTGGTCCCGTCCGACGAGGGAGACGGCACGATCCGGCCCGACACCGATAGGCCGTGGTTCGAAGATGGG